TCGGAACCATGATGTTGAATCATGGGGGAACTATGAATGAACGAGTGAAAACATTAAACACGAAACGAATTAAAGAGTCATAGCACCAAAGGAGGGAAATTGTGGTAATTTATAGATCGCACCACATGCGCGATAAGTTCAAGAATCAAAGAACTTTAAGAAGCGCGGAAGATCGGGAACAGACAAAGTTTGGATGCCATACCAGAGATAATTGTGGTTGTTGGTCTGAGAGCCAAGGGTAGGCATAAAAACCATGGCATCAACGCCAGAGAAAAAGCGAAAAGAACAATCATTTCCGACATAGAAAGAAATAAGTCCAGCGTCACCACCGCCCACATGTACGTGGGCCCCACGAGGGACAGTGATACTGTCGGATAACACTTCAAAACCATCAGTGCGAAAGGTGGAATTGGAAAAATCAATAAGGGTGTTATCTGAAGGATATGTGACATCGTCATAGTCAACGTTGGGCTGCGCCATCTCGGTGGCACCCAAACCCAAAATATCACGATGAAATTTGGTATGTCCGGGGGGTTTAAATAATGGTGGGGTGGTGGTGCGGGGCGGATAAGATGGGGAAATTGGGATTTCCGGGGTTGCGCCAGGAAGAATGCCCGTAATGTTTAGAATGAAAGCATTAAACCAAAGAGACATGGAGGGCTCAAGAGGGGGAAGAGTAGTTAAGCCCATGATGCAGGTTGGATCCAATCAATGCCAGAGAACTCAAGTGGAACAACAACCTCAATGTCGACGGCAACTGTGGAGCTGGTAGTCTGGATCGACCAGCCAGCAAGAAAAGCTGGGTGCCTTCCCAAAAAGGGACGGGGCTTCAGCTGATGATTGATGGCTGGATGGAAGTCTAGCACCACAGTGGGGACGGGGGTGAGGGCGGAAACGGAAAAATTCTTGGCAAACGAATCTGCCCTGACCTCGCTAAGGTTAGTTGGCCAATGTGAAACGTCAGTGGGGACTATACTAGCGCTGGCGGATATCACGAGGTCAGCAGAGGCTGGTCCAACAATGCTAGAAGTAATTGGACCACAAACTCGGGTGAGGCCACGAGAAGAGGTATAGGCTAAGACCTCAGCACGCTGATCAAGATCGAAGTGGTAGACGCCGGACTTGGACGTAACTGAGTGGACAATCTTGATATCAGCCTTGGAGGTATGGAGCCAAGCGGTTTCTCCAGTAGCGGCCGCCGCGTCAGTCATCACTGATAACCGCGTTCAACTCTCAGTATGTAACTTGCGCGGAAGACGATGTCTGTGGCGTACTGCGCCTCGAATATAGAACCGAGGGTGTGATCCGCAGGTGATCCAGCTGGAACGAGATCAGGGTAGTAAAGTTTAAGATAGTTGCCCTGATTCTTGTTTTCAATCAGATCAAGGAAAAGAGGGTCCGACGGGGTCAAACCGTAAGAACGAAGATCCTGTTTATGCTTGAGGTCACCGTCGTATGCGTCGAGTGTGGGAGGTGACAATGCCGCACCAGAGGGGAAACTATGCTGGAGGACGGTTGCCAAATCGTCGATGACGTGACCAACCCTACAGGAGAATTTTCCTTTAGCTTGATGAGCCTCAAATGTTTTGGTGGACAAAAACTGGGTTCCACAGGGGCATAAAAGGTCCAATTTGGAATTATGCATTGAAAAACGCCTTTGACACAGGTGTTACCTGTGGGCTGACTGTACCTTTAAGATGAGTGACCAAGTTGGATGGTCAAGCACCCTTCGCTCTGCAGTCGATACACAGCACGGTGGCTCAGACCGTACACGGCACATGGGATCGGCATCCCAGAGGTGGACGCGAGTTCTTTGGGGAGATGAGCAACTTCAGCTCGGTATTACCGTGTGGAAAAGTGTATCCCATTTTGCACGGGTTCACCGATCACAGCGATCAGCAACATGCGAGTCCCGGCTCAAGGGGCATGTTACACCATATGCACCCATTACAGGTGGACCCATAATTTAGCTGGGATGCCCAGTTAAGATGACCGGAAGTCAATGTGTAGTTTAACGTCATTACGGACGGATGCCCGGTTAAGACGACCGGAAGTCAATGTGTAGTTTAATGTCATTGCGGACGGGGCTCAATCAATAAACAGAATTCACAGAAAGAACAAGAAACGGATAGGGGCCAATAGGCCGGCAAAGAAAGAACCCAACATATGGGAATTGGCTGCGGGTATAGGGGTCTGCTCAAAGTGCTCGGGCAGCTTGAGGGTCTGTGGTAAGTCAAACCACTCAATGGCACGATGAAGCTGTTGACGTGCATTCGATAAAGCAACGGAGGAGGTGCCCAAACGGCTAGCTGACTCCCGTATGGCGTCACGTATGGACCGCCAATAATCCACATCATTCCGACCTTGTTGAAGCCCGAAACGGGCACGCCAGTGGACAACAGTGTCATCGTAGGATATGTCTGGTCCACCAAAGACAAGTCCACAGAACTCGAGCTTAGTTCCACGATCGACCTTAGGTTTCATAAGCCAGTCGGAGACCTTGAAGCCAGTGGTTGTGAACCAACGTCCAAGAACGTTGCCATCATCGCCACTGAAAGTGGCCGGGGTGCGAGGTGGACAGTCGATGGCGGCGCCGGTAACAGCAGCATTACACAATGAATTGATGAGCCAAGTCCAACGGTCACCTGACTCCTGGCGAGGCAGGTGGTCACCGAGATGTGAATAAGTGTTGAACCGATGAAATCGGTACAGTTCAATCTCCGTGTCAGGGAAATGATTGAGTTCCATCAGCCAGCAGACAAACTCTACCATGACATGATCCATGCCAGAGTCCCATGATGTATAGTCACAGGCAACCATCTGTGATCCCGGAACCCAATGACGTTTATACCACTTTGAGAGATCATCCGGGGATGCTCGACAATGAAGGTAAGTTGAGCCAAACGCATACTTGAGGGCCATGGTCTCCATATACAAGGCCCAAGGTGAATCATGAAAGATGCGCCCAAGGTTGAAATCGGAAATAGTTTGACTTGGAAAAGCAGGCCCACGCCACTTGGCCTTCTTCTTAATATACTGACCCTTTGGGAACAAGCGGACCATATTCCAGGGTGCATCGAGGTTCTGCTTGAACACACTGTATTCAAGTGCCTTTTTGGTCCGTTTGGCAGCCCAACTAGCTAGCTTGGCGTCAGTGCAATGTTCCATCATGGCGTCATCGAATGGTTGATCGTTCCAAGCTCCGACATCAAAAAACTTCCGGAAACCACGTTTGAGCTGAGTCAAACGTTTGGCATCATTGGCAGTCCATTGACCGTCATACTTGCCACGGCGTATGCGCTTGTTCATACCAGCCTGATCCGTAACCTTGTCAGCGCGTGTGTGATGCAACGCATCAGGAGCGCCATCCACAATGTGTTGAAAGCTACTCGCACCGCCAGGCACCACAATTTCACGTTGAACGTCATCCATAGGGGGATCCATGTCATACATGGGGTCAGGCTGTGCGGTGAGAACCGGAACAGCCGGCAGTCGGTAAGCAGTGGCTTCAGTGCTCAAGATGGCAGAATTTGGCAGACTGGTATGATGTTTGACAATGTCAGCAACAACGCGAGAACTATTCTCAACGGCATGGGTATGGCGAGAGAAGGCTGGTGATGGGTTGGTCCGCCCAAGACCAGCACGCGCTTGATGGGTCTTTGCGGTGTATACTTCGGATGGTTTGTCAGTCACGTCCAGCCAGGCCGCTCTATGGAGTGCAGACACACCAGACCGCACTCCCACAATGGGGTTGGGGGCAGGCATTCCGAGCCGGGCGGCCGCTGCGGGTGAAAGCGACCTGGCAATGTGTGACATCACTGCTGACTTCACAAGATACTGGTTATCTGCTGCAGCGGTGACATATGGGGTGCGGGCAACCGAAGCAACCGTCAATATTGCCGTCAGTATTTGGCTGGAAGACCAACCACTCTCAATCAGTGTGGCCGTGGGGACCGAAGCCCCCATTTTCAGATAGATATTGCCAGTGGCTCTGGTGAGAGCAGTCCAGGTGGAAGCCTCGGCTGCAGTGGCGGTTAGTCCGCCAAGGTCAACACACACATCACCATAGATGGTGTGGCCCTGGCACTCTGTAAAAGTGTCAGCCACTTGACCACCCATGTTCTGAGTCTGGGTGAAGCGAGGAGAAACTGCCAAAAGCGGAACGCCAGCCGGTGACTTAGACACAATAATGATCTGACCCCGGTGAACAATGCGACCGGGTATATGTGGTGCAACCGGAAATCCATACAGTTCGGTCACATCTTGGGCCGTTCGTATTACTTGTGTGGCATAATAATCACTCTGTCTGGAGAGCCATGCACCCGTAGATGGGTGTTTGCGGGAGATGGATGGTGCCTCGGGGAACACCCCTTGGGCTTGCGCAGCATCAAACGTCAAGTATATGTCAGTAACACCGGGATTGCATGCGACAAAAAGAGGTATAAAGGAATTCCAACACTTACCAGCGTCGTCAAACACCACCGTTCCGGCACGAGGCAGGGCAAGTGGCATGCATCCCGTCATGAAATTGTTGGGCTGCAAACCAATGCCCGGGAACGTAGCCAAGACTCCATTCATAAGGGGTTCACGCAAATCGTGGTCCCACGTGTGAAAAGCCAGGTTTGCTGGTGAGAAGGGGCTAACTGCGTGTGCGCGACGAAGCACAGCTGAAAGAGCAAAACTCTTACCAGTGCCGTAAGCACCGTGGAAAAGGTGGAGCCTGACTGGCGACCGTGGCAAACCTTCACCAGTCTGAATATGGTGTTGCCAGTCCTTGGCCATCTGCTTGATAGTGCGGGAGGTGTCATGCATGTTGAACTCATGAAGGTTCAGAACATTAGGCTTCACGGTTATGTCAGAGGCCAGTCCATGGGCATGTGCACCGTCGTTGGCTGTGGGTGTATACAAGACGACTTGCTCCCGCACTGGAACGGCTGGTAAAACAAAGTTGGCAAAGCGGCCGGCCGCTGCGTTGCGACTAAGGAAGTTTGTCACACCACCCGTCATGCGATTGAACACCGTAGCAAAAGCACGGACAGGAATATTTACAACCTCACCCACCTCAACTGCCGGGACCAGTATCGATGGCCAACCAACCCAGGCATCCCGGGTGGGGGGTGGCACATTGACGTTAACAGTAGGGTGGGCCTGGAGCGTGGCATGATACGATCCCTCGGGATTTAGTTGGGTGAACATCGTCAAGGTTGGATATGTTGGCGCGCCCACACCCTCAAACAGAGGTGGCGCTTGAGGATTAAACTGTGGAAGTGGTTGCTGGTTGCCTGGTCCACGAGGACAACCGTCCTCATCGGACGCGGCTGCCCGGACGATATACGTCAAACGAAAGTGGGCCAATATTCGGGGGATAGTGTCATGCAACACCAAACCCATAAGAAAAGCTCCACGACCGCCAACAGGAAGGGTAGACACATAGTTGGCGTGTAACAGTCGCCCATCCACACCCAGTGTGGCTGAGAGGCAGTCCCACAAACACATCTGATTCACGTCAAGGTTGTTGGGTGGGATTGGGAGACGATTAAGCATCTGGGCCCAATCCCAAAAGTTGTCAAAAGCCGAGGGGGGGATCGCATATCTGGAAAATGCATCAGCGATATTGAGTGGTGGGATCACGGGTGAATTGGGCATTGGGTCGAGTGGTTGCGCCACAGCAGGCTCTGGGGCGGGTGGATCAACATCAACCCATTCCGCATTGGGATTAGGCCGATCAGTAAAACTAGTGTAAGATGGAGGGGAAGGAGGATTTGGCAACACCTCAGGCTGATCAGCACTTGGTGACGGAGGTGACGAAGTTTGATATGGTACAAAGTGATCGTCCTGCGACTCACAATCGTGAATCGGACTATAAGCCCGACGCCTCCAGCAACGAAGCACTAGGGGGATGAGAGATGCAGCGAAACCGGCAAAATGCAACCATATTAGCGTCCGTTCAACCAGTGGATAGCCCGTAAGATGTATGAGGCTGACGCTATGCGGTGCACTAGCTGTAGTTGTAATATTGAAAGAGGGTGCCAAATGCACAATGTCACCGTGCGGCATTGGACGCAGTGAGCCATAATTTGGGTGGTATCTAATATTTTCCAAAATTATCACAACGGGGTGGAACTTTGGAAAAGCATGCGTAAGCAGATACATGTCGAGCGTGAGCACATACGCCCAAGAAAAACCCACCGCATACGGCAAGCGTGCACTTGGCAAAAAGAACACGCAAGCATAAAGCCAACTACACCATCGTTTGAGCCAAATCCAGGAATCATGGAAGGGTAACGGGATGGTAGGCCCATGAATGCCATACCAGTAAATCATGAGTGAAATGAAGATGCCAACCGGAGATTGCCAAACACTTATATCCATATGATACAGGATGTAGTCAGCCACCCTTGGAACGAGGTGGAATAAAGAGCCTATGTAGCCGTGAAGAACGAAGCCTGCCGTCTTCAGCCCAAGCCATATGACCAACTTGGCTGACAACACAGTGAACCGCTCCCGGTAATTGGGATTGGGAGGCAATTGGTAATAGTCAAGCTCCAAACGACAATATGGTGCATCCACCCCAGGCAGCACACTGTCATCATTCTGCGATATCCAGGTGCTTGTGTGTGTTTGCCAAATCCGCGCCTTGTCATGCTTCTGTTGAAACAAGGTGGAGGTGACGGACTGCCATAACCACCCCGGGGTGACAAACGGAAAAGATGAAAAATACAAGAAGTTCATCCACACGAAGGACACTGCGGAAATGCGGTTGTGGTAGTCGATGGCACGCAACCAAACCGCATGTAAAACGGCTGCACGAACGTAGCTGGCTGGGAATTTATCATATGTTTCAGAGGCATGAGCAGCAACTTTCGCATGAAGGTCCCGTATACTAGTGGCAGAAACACGAGTGGCATACATAATCAAAGCATTGTCGAGTGAGGGAAGAGTAAGCCGCTGTTCCATGGTGGCCCAAGGATGTGCATGCCATGGTATGACAGTGAGGTCAGCCATATCCAACACACGGGTTCTTTGTGGTTGGAGAAGAGGACGTGATATCATAATGATATGGTGAGCATAGGTGGTCGACAATAGTGCGGTGTGCAAGCATTGGTTGGCCGGACTAATGATCTCACGTGTTGAGAGCCACCGACGGGCGGAGTACGGCTGAGTGTAGACACCGCCAGCATCACCCTCTGGGACATAGGTGAGCGTGTCGCCCTCGACCATAAAGTCGTAGAGGGCAGGGCGTTGTGACTCCAGTCCGAATACAGTCTCAGGTGGGATAACTGTGGTGCATATGAGGTATTGCAGGCCTGGATTCGAGTCAAACCAACCGCCCACAGTGGTGGGTGATAAGTGATGCAGGACATCATGTGCAAACCACACAGGGGACGAGGACCTGGGGGAGGCCAGGGTGGGCATATTAGTACCCATGTAGCGTGTCACGTCCTTGCCATCATAGCGGGGGTTGAAGAAACCAGTTGGGGCGACAGCACCCAAAGTGTTCAAGTAATTAATCTTTGCGGGATTGAGGAAGAGTGCGTGCCAGCGGCCACCTAACATGCGGGAAACCAGATTCAGCGACTGGTTCTCCAATGCATAATGGACAGGATGCGGGTGGCTGGTGGCCATCGGGGGGGGGGTGGTCTATTCCTGCCTTTGTAAGGAAATGTAGCTGTTTCTTGTCAACAGCGTAAGGGGCTGCGCGTCTGGCCGTGTTAACAGCATTGGCATAAGACCCCATGTGCAGAGACAAGGCAATGTTGCGCAAACCGGAATCGGAAAAGAAATTTGGGTCTGTTGGGCCCGCACCGTACCATGCTTTGGGCAGCTTGGTGATGCGGTACAATTTGCCGTCCCTGACCTGGTCAAGGGGGAGCACATGATAAATGCCTCGTTCGATACGTTGAAGTCTAAGGAACGGCCAGTTGTTAATTGAGGCATACTCAGGATAAGCATGTGCGACTGCAGCTGAGGTTTTATGCAGAAATTTTATGGTATGTCGATCAACCCAATGCGAAGCCGAATTCCGAAACTGTATGTAGTCCAGGTCTGCGCTTCGATGTGGGGAGAGCAACTGTCGCCAGCAGCCGCCAGGGGTGGTGGGTGGTGGTGTGAGGGGATGGCAGATGTTAAGGTGGACGATGAGCCAGAGAAATTTAGGGACACCTAGCAGTACTAGGAGGAGATTGTAGTAGATTCGGGGCAACAGCGCAAGGGCTGTCAAGGGGTGTTGGTAGGGCCGAAGCCGCTGCCGGGGGGCCTGGAAGGTGTCCTGGGGTCTCATCATAA